TTAATTATAAAGGTGTGCCTGCCGATGCTGATTTAGGAATATGGACTGGTAGAACAGATGGTTTCCATTTAGATTCAGGTACAACATCAACAGTTATTGAGGGTGTTACTTGGACATTAGGTAATGGATCAATTTACATCCCAACATTTAACTTTCAAGTAGGTAACGCTGAATTTAGAACCGAAGTTGGTTTAGAGGGAACTGATTACGAAAAGTTAAACGCTAGAAAATTCACATTTGCACCTTATGGTGGATGGGATGGATGGGATGTTTATCGCACACAAAGAACTAATACCGATAAGTATAAAGTTACTGGAACGAAAGGTGTGTTAGGTGGTCCTGCTGGGACAAACATCTTTGATTCTTATGTAACCACTACTGAAGAAGTGGGTATTGATTCAGATTATTACGCATACTTTGAAGGTTTAAGAACTTTCTCTAATCCTGAAGCGGTTAATATAAATGTATTCGCAACACCCGGTATTGATTTAAGGGAAAATATAGATTTAACTTCTGAAGCGATTGATATGATTGAAGAAGAAAGAGCGGATTCATTATATATCATAACAACACCGGATACTGATAGTGCAGGTATTGCGTTAACAGAAGATGAAACAGTAGACTTAATAGATGATTCTGGAATTGACTCAAACTATTCTTGTACATACTGGCCTTGGTTACAAATGCAAGATACGGAGAATAATCAATACCTTTGGTTATCACCAACGTTAGAGGTTGTTAAGAATATCGCACTTACAGATAATGTAGCTTTCCCTTGGTTTGCAGCAGCAGGTTTAAATAGGGGAACAACTTTAGCAATAAAAGCTAGAAAGAAACTGACATTAGATCAGAGAGATACACTTTATGAAGGTAGAATTAACCCAATGGCAACATTCTCAGATGTGGGAGTTGTAATATG